CTTCTCAGGATCCGATCCCGGATGACATCATGGCGATAATGAAGTATCGCAAGGAGACCGGTCGGAACCTAGAGGACTACATTAGGCTCAACAAAGACTATGACGCCGTCGACCCAGACGATTTGCTCTTGGAGTACACAATTGCGACCGAAGAGTTTCTCGACAAGGACGACGCGAAAGACATTTTGGCCGAGAAGTTTTCTTATGATGAAGACGACGATGAGTCGTTGATTAAGAAGAAGAAGTCGGCCAAGAAAAGAGAGTTAGCAAAAGCAAAAAAGTACTTCAACGATCTCAAAGAGAAATATAAGGCGCCACTTGAGTCAAGGGCTAAACCTTTCGATGAGACCGATGAGTACAAGCAATACAAAGAGTACCTTGACAAGGCGGAAAGTGATCAAAAGCAAGCCCAACGCCGCAGCGAGTGGTTTCTGAAGAAGACAGAAGAGGTCTTTCATCCCGAATTCAAAGGTTTTGAGTTCAACTTGGGAGAGCAGAAATTCACATACTCGCCGGCAGAAGCAGCTGAAATCAAAGAGCATAATAGCACGCCAATGAACTTGATAAAGAAGTTCTTGGATGCAGATGGTCTTATTTCAGATGCCGCTGGTTACCATCGCGCCTTAGCGATCGCATCGAATCCGGAGAAGTTTGCCAAATTCTTCTACGAACAAGGAGTGGCCTCAGCCACGGATGAGTTTGCCAAAAAAAGCAAAAACATCAATATGGACGTAAGAACATATGGGCAACCAACTGCTACGGGTGGAATGAAGGTCGCAGCGGTAACCCCACCGTCGTCAGGCAACGGGCTACGTATCAAAGCCTTTAAAAAGTAAAAAATCATGCCAGTTAGTGCAACCCCCTCCTTTCAGCTCCAACCATCGGCCTACCGAGTTCCTGGAGCCACAAACTACATCGGAAGCGCTGCTTTCGATTGGACCAACCAATATCTGCCAGACATCTACGAAAAAGAGTTTGAGCGCTACGGTAATCGTAGCATCTCCGGCTTTTTGCGTATGGTGGGCGCAGAAATGCCTTGCGCTTCCGACCTTATCCGTTGGGCCGAGCAGGGCCGATTGCACATTAAGTACACCGGATGTACATTCACTGCTTTCGGCGCCGGCGGAGGAACCCTTCGGATCCCTGCGACTCAGTTCGCGGCTGCACTGGGATCTCCAGTCGCTACCAACGCCAACCCCCTTTCTCAAACAAACTTTGGTGTAAGGGTCGGTCAAACCCTCGTTCTTCAACAGGAGAACGGAACCAAGAACTTCCATGGAATTATCTCAGCCATCAGTTATGTTGCGGGTGGTGGATCTGTCAACCAAGATGTAACTATCAACCTGTATGAGGATACCACGACTGGCGCTCCAGTGGTTGGCTCTGAGAGTTATACCATCTGGGTTTACGGATCTGAGTTCCGCAAAGGAACTGGCGGTATGACCGACACGCTTCAGCCTTTTGACTTGTATTTCGCCAACAATCCGGTAATCATCAAGGACCGTTACACCGTAACTGGGTCCGACATGACTCAGATTGGCTGGGTTGAAGTAACAACCGAAAATGGCGCATCTGGTTACCTCTGGTACATGAAAGCTGAGCATGAGTCTCGCCTTCGCTTTGAGGACTACTTAGAGGCGACTGTAATCGAAGCTGTCCCAGCTGTTGGAACAGCAGCAGCTAACGCTGGTAACGCTACCCAGGGATTCAAGGGTACTGAGGGTGTGTTCTACGCCGTTCAACAGCGTGGTAACGTCTTCAGCGGAGGTTTCCCAACTGGCCTTGCAGACTTCGACGCGATTGTTCAGCGTCTTGACAAGCAGGGAGCCATCGAGGAAAATGCCATGTTCGTGAATCGCGCCGCTTCTTTCGGCATGGATGACTTCTTGGCTGCTCAGAACTCTTACGGTACCGGCGGAACTTCCTATGGTCTGTTTGACAACAGCGAGCAAATGGCCTTGAACCTCGGATTCCGTGGATTCCGCCGTGGCTACGATTTCTACAAGACAGACTGGAAATACCTGAATGACCCCACCATGCGCGGTCAAGGTACCGCTTCCGGAACTGTCGGTGGTGCCATCAATGGCTTGCTTGTACCTGCCGGAACCACAAACGTCTATGACGAGGTGATGGGCCAGAACGCTAAGCGTCCATTCTTGCACGTTCGTTACCGCGAAACAGAGGCTGAAAGCCGCAAGTTTAAGACTTGGGCTATCGGATCCGCTGGCGGTGCCGCAAACAGCGACTCCGACTCGATGAGTGTTCACTACTTGTCCGAGCGCTGCGTATGTACTTTGGGAGCGAATAACTTCTTCATCTTCCAGAGCTAATCATGAGGGGCGCACTTCGGTGCGCCCCTTTCTTTTTTCATCTACAAACTCAAATCAAATGCCAAAAGTCTACAGATTAACCAGACAGTCAGCCCCGCTGACATTCATGCTTGCAAGCAGAAACACACCCGCTCGCAGGCTATATTATTTTGATGGAACCCGTAACAGGGAGCTCCGATACGCAAGGAATCAAAAGAGCCCTTTCGTAGATGAACAAGATGGGAATTTTATTCTAGAGCCAATCATCTTTGAGGATGGCTTTCTAAGAGTTGAAGACACCAACTTGGTTTTGCAAAAGTTCCTCGAGGTTCATCCTGATAATGGTGCTCTCTTTGAGGAGGTTGACAACAAGAGGGATGCGTCCAAAGAACTGGAGTCTATCGAAGTCGAGATAGAGGCCATGAATGTGGCCAGGAAGATGGAGATATCCATGATGGAGAACGTGGCCAGGGTAGCACTTGAGGTTGATCCGACTCGCATTTCGACTTCTGAGCTTAAGCGAGACATTCTTGTTTACGCAAAAAACAATCCGGAAGAGTTTTTGTCGATCGCAAACGACCCGCAGGTCGCCCACGATGGCCTTGTGTCAAAGATGTTTGACGCCGGCATCTTGGTGACAAAGAAGACCGCGGTTCACTTCAACCTTTCGACCAACAAGTCAAAGATGATCTCTATCCCGCTCGGGGAAACAGCTAAAAGCGCCACCAGGGCGTACTTTTTGACCGACGAAGGGGTAGACATCATGAAGATGCTAGAAAAGCACTTGCCCGATTAATTATTGTATATTCACTTCTCAAAGCCACCCGCTGGATCTCAGTTGGGTGGCTTTTTTTATTACCTTTGTGTATGATAAACGAGGTCCGTACGGCTGTTCTGGCTATCTTAAACAAGAACAATTACGGCTATATCACGCCGAACGATTTCAATCTTTACGCGAGGATGGCTCAAATGGACATATTTGAGGACTATTTCCAAACGTACAACGACCAGGTATACCGGCAGAATTATGGCAATCTAAGCGCTGCCAAGACGAAGATCTCTGGCGAAGGCTACGCGAACCTTAGGCAGATCACAGAGGAGGTCATCGACACCTTCAGCACAACATCGAACCTGTTGCATAACGGGGCCACATTCTCGGTGCCGGCTGATTGCTACATAATGATGAACGTGCTGTGGAATGGGAAGGTCATTGACCGGGTTTCGCTCAGTAAAGTGAACCAGCTTGTGGCTTCAAACCTTACCGCGCCATCGACCTTGTTCCCGGCATATGTGATGAGTGGAACCGGAACAGGATCGGCCATCGCACAAAGGGTCACGGTATACCCTAGTAGCATAACATCTGGCGTATCCGCTCAGTACATACGGATACCGACAACTCCTAACTGGGGCTATGTGTCGTTGGCCAACTCGGAGCCAGTATATAACCCCGGAGCATCAACTGACTTTGAGCTTCCCGAATCCGACTTTTCCGACCTCGTAGCAAGGATCCTGCAATACGCAGGCATATCTATTCGTGAGGCAGAGGTGGTCCAGGTGGCCGCGGCAAAAGAAGCTGCTGACTTTCAAAAAGATAGAGGATAATGGCCTACATAAACCAAGAGCAGTACTACACCAATAATGGTGTCTCGCCTCAGGACGCAAACTGGGGGTCTTATCAGTATATCACCCTGGAGGATATCGTCAACAATTTCATGCTGATGTACCAGGGCAATAACGAGATCATCGGAAACATTAACCGGTTCCAGGTGGTATTCTTTGCAAAGCGAGCCATACAGGAGTTGAACTACGACGCCATGAAGGAGACCAAGGTCCTTGAGGTCACGGTCGATAGCGCCTTGCGAGTTGTCCTTCCTCCTGACTTTGTCAACTGGGTCCGGATATCTGCGGAGTCAAATGGGGTGCTATTCCCATTGAGCGAGAACACCCAGGCTAATTCTGCCCTGGCTTATTTGTACGACCAAAGCGGCAATATCCTATTTGACCAAAACGGCAACGCCGTCTCCCCTCAGTTCTCTGAGCTTGACCTGGCGAGGATAAATGGCACGGCGCCAATTCTGTTTGTCAACCCTCTCAGCCCATACGATGGACAATATGGGTGGTGCATTGACGATGTCTGGTATTTCCGGTACGGGCTCAATACGGAGATCGCCACGGCGAATCCGACCTTCACCATTGACAAGAAGAATGGAGTGATCAACTTCAGCTCGAACATGGCCGGCTATCTATGTGTCATCGAGTATGTCTCCGATGGAATGGAGAACGGCAATGAGGCGTTGATCTCCGTGAACAAACTCTTCGAGGACTACATTTATGCGGCAATAAAGTACTCCATCATCAACAACAAGGCAGGCGTACAAGAGTACATCGTGAATAGGGCAAGGAAAGACCGCCGGGCTTTATTGATGAATGCAAAAATCAGACTTAGCAACATTCACCCTGGCCGCTTGTTGATGAACATGAGGGGCCGAGATAAATGGATTAAATGAAGAATCCGATAAACTTCAATGCAGGCAGGATGAACAAGGATCTTGACCTGAAGATGATTCCTGCGGGAGAGTATACAGATGCTCTGAACGCCAGGGTGTACAATCAGGCTAGTCCAAACAATCTTGGCGGATCAGTCACTCCGGATTACGGCACCGTACCGGCGGCCAGTTTCGTAACGCTTACCGGTAGTGCAAAAACCATAGGGGCCTTTAGCGACGAGGCAAACGACACAATCTATTGGTTTGTGGTAGATGGAGCCAGATCGCTCGTTCTGTCCTTCAATGTGATTACCGGCGCTGGCGTCATTCACCTTGATGACAACACGTTGCCGAGGCTTAATTTCTCGGCCGATTACCCTATTGTATCGGTTAACAAGGTTGATGACCTGCTATTTTGGACCGATGGTCTAAACCCTCCTCGGTACATAAACGTAACCAAGAAATATAGCCAAATTCTTTTCACTGGATTCGATGTATATGGCGACATTAACGCATACACTTGCGTAATAAAAACACCTCCTCCAGGGGCTCCAACTGTACAGTTAATAAACGATGCGTCCGAGTCAAATTACCTGGCAGAGAACATGGTTTCGTTTGCGTACCGGTACAGGTATGAGGACAATATGTACAGTGCGCTGTCTCAGTTCTCCAAGGTTGCGTTCGATCCAAAAGATTTCGTGTACAATGCAAACACGGGGTTGAACGAAGGAATGACAAATAACTATAACAGCGCCGACGTTACCGTCAATGTTGGTGGGCAGGCTGTTGTTGGCATAGACATTGTGTTCAAGAAGTTTTCTTCGAATGCGATCTACCTTATAGAGAGAATCAATAAGGAAGACATACCTCCTTACACGACGACGTATACCGTCAGGTTTCAAAACAACAAAATGTATTCAGTCCTTCCATCGGACGAATTACTGCGGTTATATGATAATGTACCGATTTCAGCAAAGGCCCAAACAATCGCTGGAAATCGGCTGATCTATGGCAACTACTTTGACGGCAGAGACCTTAAAGATGCCGCTGGCAATGACATAAAGCTGACATATACGGCAAGTGCAGTAAGCCAGGAAGTAGGTTCCGTACAGCAGCTTACCACCGCTATGGGTAACCAAACAATTTACATTGGAAGCCTTGGCCCAACATTGCCCGCCGCCCAAAGCACGCTGGCAAATGCGCTGGCAACGATAACGATCCCACTAGCTTTCCAGGCAAATATTCTCCCTGGATTTACTTTTGGGTTTTCGGCAAATGTCGTGGCTGTAGCTCAGGCGGTAAGAGATGGCATTACAGAATACTCGCTCACCCCAACAACGCCTCAATTCCCTATAAGTTTTTCGTTTACGGCGCAGAAGTATTATGCAAACTTTTATCAGATGGTCACATCGAATGAGTTTGCTGTAGCGCTGGGATCTGATGTTTCAACTTATCAGTTTCCGATAACCAATTGTGCGAATGGGTATTCCTTGTCCGATAGGTTCGCCTGCCAGATAGTAAGCCCATTTACCTTTTCGGGAACG